CGTTGTTGATAAATGAAGTTTTTTGTGTTTGACGCACATCTTTACCTTCAAATCTCTGTCCAGATACCACATCGTCTGTTCCTAAATTATTCATTGTCATTCTAGCCACATCCTCTATCTTAGTCCAACGAGTTCCATTAAATCTAAACAATCTATTTGGCAAGTAATCTTTTCGTAAACAGTATTGGCCCAATGTAGGATTGATAGGGAACGCAATACCCGCAGAGAATGGTGCACCATTAGCAGGGATACCATCTTCGGTAATGTACCCGTCATAGTACTTGCCGTCCATAGTTTGATTCTGCGTACTGGCGTTTACACCAGCATAGACTGGATCGCCATTTTCATCCAGCACTGGATCGCCATTTTCGTCTAATGCAGGCTCGCCTCTATCTGCACTGTATTGTGCAACTAAATCACTGTCCACGGTAACTAATTCAGCATTACCTTCTGTGTCTTTTTGTAAGTGATAGTAACGACTGGTATCATATCCGCTCTTAGGAGCATCAGTTTCTGCTTGATCAAGAACTGCCTGTGTGATCTGCATTTCTTTTTCATAGGTGCTCATTACGTCACGTAGCGTAAGGTTGCTGCCTTCGCCTGCGACTCCGTCGAGTATGTCTTTGTATTCTTGGCTGTCGACTAGTGGTTTACATTTAGCACGATATAAATGCGGATACCAAGTGACTGAAAATCCTTCCGATGCGCGACTTATTTCTTCAATAACATAAAAACGTTTTAAGGCAAATGACAAATCGTTAAGTGCATGATCATCTTTGAGATGCGGCAATTCTATCACATCTCCAGACATTAGTTTACGACCAATTTTTTCCACCGTGTCGTTGATATGGAAACTGATGAATACTGTATCGTTCTGTAGGAACAGCCCGAACTGGCTAAGGTTAAAATCTGTGTCTTGTATGTTGTATACCCCACGTAGTATATAAACATCGGGGTCGTACTTGCGATCGCGATTTTCTAAAAACAGCAGATCTTGTATCTGTGTTTCAGTAGTAGATGTATATCCTGGTGTAGACGGAGTGGCTTCACTGGCAGATCCTGGGCCTAGATACTTGTGGATCAGCACATCAGTACCGCCAACCTGGAACATTTCCCAGATATTTTTATCTATAAACTTGTAATCATTGCCCTTTTCGGGTCGGTATAAGCTGAGTCTTGGCATAGTCATATATTTACCGCTAGATAAATAGTTATATGAGCTCAAACGATCAAGCAAAACAACAGGTATTTGACTACTGCAAGGCTATGCTAGGTGATGGCATGATTGACGTGGAGTTAGATCCCATACACTATGAAACAGCACTTACTCGCGCATTAGGTGTGTTCCGCCAGCGCAGCGATAATGCTGTGGAAGAAAGCTATATATTCTTAAATCTTTTGGTAGATACCAATGAGTATATACTGCCCTCTGAAGTACAACAGGTTAGACAGATTTTCCGTCGTAGCATAGGTTCACGCACAGGCGGGGGATCGGGCGGCACAGTATTCGAACCCTTTAATTTGGCCTACACAAACACCTATTTGTTAAGCTCGACTAACATGGGTGGATTATTAACCTATGAACTTTTTGCACAGTACCAAGAATTAGTAGGCAAAATGTTTGGATCATTCATCAATTTTAATTGGAATTCACAGAGCAAAAAATTAAGAATTGAACAACGTCCTAGATCAGAAGAATCAGTGATGCTACAAGTCTATAATATCAAACCAGATTTCGCTATAATTAATGACACCTACGCCGGACAATGGATCAAAGACTATACCTTGGCTAACTGTAAAATCATGCTAGGGCAGGCTCGCGAAAAGTTTGCATCTATCGCCGGGCCGCAAGGAGGCACAGCACTCAATGGATCAGCCATGAAATCAGAAGGTCAAGCAGACATTGATAGATTAACACAAGAGCTAGTCACATTAGTTTCTGGTGGAATTGGCTATACATTTATTACTGGATAGCAATGAAAGCATCAGAATTTATATTTGAAAAAGACGAAGCCCTCTACGATGCCAAGTTAGTTTGGGGAGTAGGTAAAAAAACAGCTCGCAGTGGTACTACCAAATTAAAATTCCGTTGTACAAGCGGTCCAAGAAAAAGCAGACAGGTCAGTCATCCTTCAAAATGTCATCAGCCTATAAATCAAGCCAAAGCACAAAAAATGAAAACTACTCGCGCTAGAACCAGTGTTCAGGCCGCACGTAGAACAGATCGCACTAAATCTATCAACACCGCTAGTGTGTTAGCCAATAAATTAAACAATCCTGGTAAGCCAAAAACACCAAAACCCTATTATTAAAATTTGACTTTTTTGTAAATCTATCGTATAATTGTCATATAGGAGACAATTTATGATCATAGGTATATGCGGTTTTATCGGCAGCGGCAAAGACACAGTCGCTGACTTTCTTGTTAATTTCCACGAATTTAGACGCGAATCATTTGCCAGCACACTAAAGGATTCTGTGGCTGCGGTGTTTGGTTGGGACAGAACTCTGCTAGAAGGTCGCACAGCAGAAGCACGTGAGTGGCGGGAACAGGTAGATCCGTGGTGGGCTGAACGCTTAGATATGCCTACATTAACTCCACGCTGGGTCCTGCAATATTGGGGTACAGAAGTTGCCCGTAAAAGTTTCCATGATGATATCTGGATTGCAAGCCTAGAAAACAAATTAAGAAACAGCAAAGACAATATCGTAATTTCAGACTGCAGATTTCCCAATGAAATCCAAGCCATTAAAAAAGCAGGTGGACAGATAGTTTGGGTGCAGCGAGGTGCATTGCCTGAGTGGTATGATGATGCTGTTTCAGCTAATCAAGGCAACAACATTGGTATTAATAACATGAAACTGCGCAAAATACATGCATCTGAATGGGCATGGTTAGGCAACGAATTTGATCATGTTATCGATAACAATGGTACTATCGACGAGCTGTTTAAGCAGGCGCAGAGCCTAGTAATCGGCCACCAGATCTCCTTGTTTCCAGAGGACTCCATCCTTACTCAGTGTTAGAGCACAGTTAGCACACACAGTTTTTAAATTATTGTAGCGGCAATTATCAAGATTGCCGTCTACATGGAATACCCTAAACACTTCACGATGCGGGCTGCGATGTCCGCACTTATCGCACTGTAATTTTATCTTATATCCAGCACGTTGCCATCTAGGTATACCGTGGCTGAGCCCGTGAGCCATACAGATTTCGCAGAGGCTTCGATAGTAGATCCTATCGCCCTTTTTATAGTTTACAGCACGGGGTCTAAATCCGCATTTACATAAAGGTCTCATATACGTATTTAAAAGAACTGCACCTTTTAGACCCCTTTTTCAGTTAGGTAAACAAGCCAATTTCTCCATACACCGCTAAATACATTGAGCAAAACTATTACCAGGAGAATAGGGAACATGGCACTTCAATCACCAGGCGTACAAGTTACGGTAATCGACGAGAGTCAGTATACACCTGCCGAGCCAGGCACAACACCCCTTATCGTTGTAGCCACAGGACAAGATAAGACAAATGCAGCAGGCACAGGTATTGCCACTGCAACAACTAAAGCAAATGCTGGAAAAGCATTTAAGATGACAAGCCAAAAAGATCTAGTAGATTTTTATGGTGTACCTTTCTTTGAAAAGACAGCAAGTTCAAACCCAGTACATGGCGGCGAACGAAACGAATACGGACTACTAGCAGCTTACAGCTTGCTAGGTGTATCCAACGCAGCATTTATTGTTAGGGCTGACGTAGATTTAACCGAATTAGAAGCATCAGCATCAGCCCCGGGAGCATTACCAGATGATGGACAATGGTGGTTAGATACACGTTCTACAGCTTGGGGTATCCAAGAATGGAACGGTTCTGCAGCCACAGTAGTTGGTGGACAAAAGTTCACAACTAAGATTCCACAAGTACTAACAGATGATGATGTAGACAATATTACTGGCGGAGTTCCAAAAACTTCGTTTGGTGCCACAGGCGATTATGCTGTAGTATTTGAAACTGTAGACGGCTCTGGAACATTCAGTGCGTCAAAAGAATACGCAAGAATCTATTACAAATCACCAGGCAATGGTAACATCGCAGGTGGTGGTACAGCAGTTAGTTCTGGTGCGTGGGTACTGGTAGGTAGTCAAGAGTGGGCAGCAAGTTGGCCTACAATCAAAGGCGCTACATCAGTTGCAGCAACAATAACCGGAAACTTTACTATTAATGGTACTACAGTTACAGTTGCTGGGGCCCCAAATAATACACTAGACGGTGTAGTAACTACAATCAACGGATTGAACATAAACGGTGTTACAGCTCGCAGTGTTAACAATAGATTGTATCTATATGGCGATGCAGGAAATATGGGCGGCGGTGATCTAGCAGGTAACGAGGGCGATTCATCATTAACTAATGCTATAGTGATTGCTTCAGGTACTTTAGATGTATCCGCAACATTCGGCATTACAGCAGGAACATTCCATGGTCCTCGACTAGTACAAGCACCGCATACATCGGTCCCAGCATTTAAAATTGGCGACAATGATGATGACGGCACAGGAACATTAGCTAACGGTCGCCCAACTGGATCTGTATGGATCAAAACCACAGAACCAAACAGTGGCGGACGTTGGATCGCTAAACGCTGGAATTCAGCTACTGAAACATGGGTAACTTATAATGCTCCAATATATGCATCTGGACATGCTGCACTATACTACCTAGATCGTTCAGGTGGCGGTGCAAACATTG